TTGAATTTATGCTGGTCTTGTTCATCCATAATCATTTCCCTTAGTTGTTTGCGTTGATGCAACAAATATTAGCTCAAGTGGGGAGGGTGTCAATATAAAATGTTATATAAATTACTATATAAAATAACTTGCCTGTTTCGTATGTATATGTAATACTTCACTCGTCTTCTAAAAACAGAGAATAAATATATGAAAATGGACTTTGTTTACTTTACGAAAAACGATGTTATTAAAATGGCCGAATCAGTAGGCGTTAAGCCTGAAGATATTAAATAGTAGGAGCGGTGAGTAATGAGTAAGTACGAAATTATATATGCAGATCCACCATGGCAGTTTAGCAACAAGAAAACTGGTGGATCAATGAAGTCAGGCGCAGCGCATCAATATTTGACTACTGGCATTAAAGGCTTAATGAATATGGATGTTAACTCTTTAACCGCCGATAACGCTGTTTTATTTATGTGGTACGTTGGTGCAATGCCGCAAGAGGCAATTGATTTAGTTCATGCTTGGGGTTTTACCATTAAAAACATGAATGGCTTTGTGTGGAATAAACTTACACAGAAAAATAAACCACACTTTGGCATGGGATTTTATACTCGCGCTGGTAGTGAGTCGGTGATCATCGCAACCAAAGGTAAATTTAAACCAGCTTCGCATGGTGTTAGAGCGGTATTTAACGCTGATGAACAAATTCAGTTTGAAGGTAAGGCAATTAAGCATAGTAAAAAGCCTACTCAGGTTCGTGATTTAATAATTGAATTGTGCGGCGACTTACCAAGGCTTGAAATGTTCGCCCGTGAAAGCGCAGAAGGTTGGGACGTGTTCGGCAATGAAGCGCCGAATTCAATAAAGATTAAGGATAAGCAATGTTAAACATGAAAGCGTTAAGGCTAATTAAGCCAGTAGGCAGTGTAGATGATTATACCGCTGGTGACATGATAGGCTGCACAAGGGCTGAGGCTGGTGAAATATTCCTATCTGACCTATTGCAGGCAATCAAGATTAAAGCAGCATCAGTACCTGAGCTAGCAAAGCTTACAGGCAGAAGTCGAGCAGCAGTATCAAGACGCTTGACCACGCAAGTTAACAAGAAAACCGTAGTTACGGCCAAGGTTAAGTTACCTGGTGCTCAACGTCCCGTAAATTATTACAGCTTAGTAGAGGCGGCATAATGTTAAATTTTAATTCAATCCAGAAAATGAAGCCTGATTATATAAACAAACACAAGGCAGAAAAGTTACGCACAAGAGCGGGTAATTTAATGCAGAGTTCAAGCAGTGATACTATTAAGCGGTTTATTGCTGTACTTGGGCTGGACTGGTCACCTTGTAAAGAGGTTATATACAACACTGGATTAACTCAAGGTACTATTAGTAGAGCAGCAGCACACCTTTTGCGTGATAACCTCATCGTTAAAAAGGTTAAGCAAGAAGGCAGATGTAAGAACACTTATTATAAATTAGCTGCGAATTAAGGAGAAATCAAATGATTGATTATAAAAAGCTTCTGTACACTGATATTTCATGGGGAGTTACCATTGTTGCAGGGTTAGCTTGTTGGGCTGTGCTGTATTGGCTTATCGGATGATTAAGCACTTCACACTTAAGTTAACCACTTATGATTTAGCGGACAAGAAGATTAAAGAGCTTCTTGTCGCTAACCCGAGTCAGGATTACACGCTAACGGTAGTTGAAAAAAGCGAGAAAAGAAGCATACCAGCTAACAATGCTTATCAAGCTTGGATACCTGCTATATCAGATGTTTTAGGGTTAACCATCCCTGAAGCGACCTGTTATATCAAATTACATTTTGGACTGCCTATATTGCTCGCTGATGATTATATGGGGCATCTAATCGGTGAAGGGTTACAAGCTAAAGGTTATTTTCAACTGAGCTATGAGCAGCAAATGCAGGAAATGATTAAGTTACCGGTTACAAGGCTGTTCGACACGAGCATGCATAAGCTTCTTCGTGACCAGCTTCAGCACCACTTTGGTTTACTTGGTTTAAATTTGGAGTATAAGAAATGAGTATCACACCGAATATGAAACACTACCTATTATATATATTAGGTTGGTTTGTTGTTACAGGGTTGATAGTGGTTAGTATAAGTTGTTCGGTGGTGATGCATGGCTAACTCTAAGCGCAAATGTAAATCATGCGGTGAATATGTGCGTGTATTTATCGTTACCCCTAAAGGTGTGTTTTGTAACTTTGATAGTGCGGCTAAATGGGGCTATGCAAATAAGGCTAAAGGCAAGGCAATCAAAGAAAAAGCAAACAAAAAAGCCGTTAAGGATTTAGATAAAACATCCTTGAAGTGGCAGCATAAGCAAACGCAACCCGTATTTAATAAGCTAAGGCGTTTACAGGAATTTAAGTGGTTTAGTGACAGAGGCCTTGAACCTGTATGTACTAGTTGCGAAAAGCCTTTAGGTAATGATCAATGGTGTAACGGTCATTTTAAATCAGTGGGCGCTAATGGTCGATTAAGGTATGACGTTAAAAACTCCTACCTTCAGCATAACAATAATTGCAATAAGCATCTGAGCGGTGATGCTAAGCGGTATGAGTTGGGGTTAATTGCTCGGTTTGGTGAGGATGAAGGGCGAGGCATAATAGCTTACTGTGAAGAAAATAACGCCCCTATAAAATACACATGGCAAGATATAGAGACACTTAGAGTTTCATTTAATAAGCAGATTAAAGAATTAACAAACAAGGACTAGCGACGGCTAGCTTAGTTGTGCCGCCCTTACATCCTTCGGGGCGGCTTTTTAATTAACCTATCTTTAAATCGTTATCAACGACAATAGTTTTATTATCAACTAACCATTGAATGCGATCAATTCCCGAGTCTGGCTCAGTCGGGACTTCCCCAAGCAACGCCTTAGTAGCAATATTAATTTCATCCAAAGCGACTTGATAAGCTGCATCGGTTAACTCCTTAGTTATTAATCCTGAGTCTATAATGGTCGGCTCAGCTATGTAAGTATAATCACCGTCTGCGTTTTTATATTCAGCGCGTAACCCGTATTGTCCAGCGAATATAAAGTTAAGTGTTAGCTTGCACCCTTTACCGTAAGCTGTGTAAATCATAGTGTTGGCCTTGTTCCATTGGGGAAGTCTGATTGATTGTTGTAATCACGTAGTTCTACACGGTAAGCCAACATAACTACACCGCCAGGAGGTCTATCATCAGGCCAGTTATCAGTACGTAAAAGCTCTGACTCTTGCCATTCTCGTTCGGCGTCAGATTTCGTTGGAATATATAAAACTCCAGCGCTCTCTACTTTGTGTGTTGGTGTTTCTGAAATTACATTTAATGTCATAATATTGGCCTTGCTACAAATTGAAATAATACATTGTTAGCTGTGATTGTTTGGATCTCAAATAAAAGATCCGTTGCACACGCTATGATCGAATCACTACCTATTGAGTTTAGGCTAGATGATGACCCAAGAAACACGCTACTGGTAGTGGCAGTATTAGCATAGGTATCATCCCATATCACAACACCATCAACAGTTAGCTTGACGGTTATGTTCTCGGATACTAGTTGTGACAACAGTAAAAACGACACTGCATACTTACCTGTAAGGCTAAGTAGCGTAGTTAGCCCGCCTGTTGTATCTATAGGTGTTATAGTTGTCACATTGCTAGCTGATGCTTTTGTGGACGGATAACTTAAATCAGGTGACAACTTTGTCAAGTCACCACTAACACCAACGACAGTTATTTCTCCGCACGTTCCAAAATCTCTACTCATAATTTAACCCTTAATCGTTAATGTAAGTTTTTTCGTCGCTATTGAGTATAAAATCATAAAAGCGAACGCCCTGTAAATTCACTGTGTAATCACCGTTAAGCGTTACTACTGATTCGTCTATACTCATATCTTTAGTTATGCCAGTTGGTATCGTGACAGACCCAGAAAGCGCGTTATTAACATACACATTCATTACGCCTGCATCGTACTCAACAATAATCACTCTTGTATCTGTAGAGTCAGCATCTATAACTGTACCGGCTTCGTATTGGATATTATCACTACCCTGAAGCGTTGCGGCTATCTTACCTGTTGAGTTACTACCTATGGTAAGTAGATTCCCAGAGGTTGCAGGTATTGATATAATAGCTTGCTCCTCTACCCCTTCAAGATAATCACCCACTCTAATTACTACGCTGAATGGTGAATTAAGATCAGGTATGTTATTTATAACACCAAAGGTATGAGTTTCATTGCTAGTCAACAGCCACCCATCGACCTCCTCTCTAGGTTCGTCAATAGCCGCCACCTGGGCGCGGCCATAGATGTCTGTATAATTGCCGGTAACACCTCTGTTAACATTAAGTAATTGGTTTAGCGTGTTAGCTAAATCGTTTTTCTTATACAGCCAGCATAGAGGATTATCTATCAGTGATTTTCTGACATTGTTAAACCCTGAGCCATCAGTGCCATTTGTACCGTTGGCACCTTTTGCTCCGTTTTTAGATATCTCTACCTTTACCGGTGTATCAATTGCTGATACCGCCATCTAAACCCCCAATAAATAAATTATTTCGTTTTCTGTCAAAGCTACGTTGTAAGCCATGAAGTTACTCAAGTATGAGTTTATATATTCGTCTGTACCATTATACCCGATATAGACCAAAGCAGATATAAAGCTTGATGGCGCTATAGATTGCGTTGATATTAACACCTTTTCACCATAAAACTTAACTTGTGCACCGTCGAAAACTAAAGCTACTTTTCTAAAGTCGTACATGTCTTCAGTGATTGTATTGCCGCCCATGTTTAGCGTTAACAATCTGTTTTGATATGACAAAGAGAACTCATTGGAACCAGCTTCACCGTTGCTAAATATTGTTTTAACATCAGAGTTATCAATCATCACCTCTTTACCAAAAACCAATGACCAACTAAGCGCGGGTGATGGAAAGTTGTAATCATATGCCATGTTAAAGTTTTCAGGTATTCTTGCCACGCCAGCAGGGCCAGTTTGTATGTAAGATGTAATGTTATCCTTTTCAATCTGAACTGACGATATAAGAAGCTGAGCGTTTAACGATAATGACTCTAACTTTATTATTAACTCGTCAGTGTTATTTGTAACACACTTGGCTGACATTCTTTCGAACCCTGATACAGGTGGTATGCCCAAATCAACATCAGCACCAGCACCCAACGACACTATAATTGAGCTTAATGAGCCGCCCGTGTTGTAAGCCCAGAATGAAACTGTGTAAGTCTCACCGTTATCTAACGCATCAGTCGTTGTTGATATCTCTATATTGGGAAGCGATCCAAATACTACGCGGGTGCTTTGATATACATGACCAAACGCATCAGGTATTGGTGATTGCTCAATCGTGCCGTTATCTATCGACCATTTAGACAAATCATTAGAGAAATGTGTTTCGTTTGTTTTTCCGCTTTCAATTAGTACACCCTTATCACTCTGCCTAATAGTTCCGGCCTCACTGTCTTTCGTTACAGGTGCACCGTTGGTAACTATTAATCTTCTTGCTGTTAAGTTATCCTCAACCTGGGCGCCATAAAGTGCTACTCGTGCACCTGTTTTTCCTCTTGGGTTTATTGACAAAATGAAAGCTCCCGCAATATACAAAGGGAAAACAACCCGCATATACTCAGAGGTCGGTGGCGGCAAAGTGTGAGTGTCTGAGCCAACAGTAATGTCTAGGCCAGTAACATCACCAGAGATTGTTTTGATATAAAAAGATATACAGCCATTTAACGGCGCTATCGTAACTATATCCTCAACTATGTAAGTAGGTGTAGACAATACATCAGTGTCAACATCAAGGTTTATTTCTACAGCGTCACTGCCCCCTAACGGGTCTATTGTAGCGCCAATAACAGACCATCTACCACTTATATCATCCCACTGAGAAAAGTCATTAGAGAAAGGTACATAATTAGTGTACTCCTCTTTGTTTGACCATTCATTACGCCCATATCTATCAACGTATGATGAGTGACTGAGTATTGTAGATGATATGTTTGCACTCTTTGATATTTTATTATCAATAAATGAATCAAGTAGCGGCTGACTCAATAGGGAGCCACCAGCATCAGCAGGAGTAAATCCATCAATTCCATCGGCGCCGTCATCGCCCTTATCACCTAAATAAAACCTTAATAGTGGCATTATCTAACCCCGTTTTGTTCGATCGTTACATTCAATCCAGCAACACTTTTTACTGTGCTATCAGAGAATGTAAACTGCAGTTTAGAAACAAATGACGCGCTAGCCGGCTCACCTTCAGTAGTAGGTATAGGCAATAACGCTTGGGACTCTGTAGCATCGAGACTGAACCTACCAGAACCTTCTAAGGGAACAGTTATACCGCCGTTAAAATCATCAGTTTGACTAATGGCGGTAACACTAGTTAATAGTTGTAACTTAGCAGTAGCACCAGTAAGATCTATCGGTGTAACTCCATCATCTTCAAAATACTGAAAATCAATGTCTATATTATCGCCAGCAGTAAAACACGTTGCAGCAAATTCAACACAAGCCATTATAAATCCCTCAAATAAAATTTATTATACATGATCACCACCACCATTCACATATCTAGCAGGAGTGTCACCGAAAAACGTAACAGTAGCGCCACTATCAATAACACCTTTGCCTTTTGTTCCGCCGAAAGCATTGTTATTAGAACCATCAATACCTAAGCTCGTTCCATCTTCTGATCCATTATCGCCAGCAGCTCCATTGTTGCCGCCAGGGTCAGAAACCCCGAACGAACCACCAGTGCCGACAAATCTACCATTACCACCATCCCCACCATTACCGCCTACAGATGGAGACGCGTCAAACCCACCATCACCACCGCTAGGCGCTCTAATAAATCCATCAGCAACAGGGTAAGTAACAGAAGGAGTTGGCCCACTAAAATATATATCAGTGTCTACCCCCTCCGCATCATAAACAACACCACCATCAGTACCATTAGTTGGTGGCTCTATAATTACCTCGCCCCCTTCATCTGAGTAACTGCCGCCATTGCCGCCATTGCCGCCCCTTGCTTGTAAGTCGGCACCGTTAATCATTATTATTATAATCTTGCTGCCAGCAGGGAATGCACCTGCCTTAAATGACGGTATTGAATTACCCGTACTACCTGAATTAGCATCAATAATAAAAGTAAGCTCTACAGGTTGTGAAGGTGCGCCAGCATATTGGATGTATAAATTAACATCAAAAACTATACCGGTGATTATTACTTCTGCACCAACATCAAATACAGGCTCATAGCTCAAACCCTCAACGGTGTAATCTCTTCCGTCTGTTTTGTAATTGGGCTTTATTGACATAATTTGACATCTTGATGATGATGAAGGCAATCCATTAAAGCCAGAGTCAGCAGAGGAAATCAAATCAACTACGTCACCTGTATTAAAGTTTAGCTTTCTTTCTGGTGTGGTCCATGTGTATCTAAAAGGATTCACATACCTATTAACCCACCTGTTAACCAGCAAGTCGGCTTGGTCTTTATTTAATAAGCTAGAGAACTCAAATCGTTTAGTCTTTGGCTCTCCAAATAAAGCATCAACCTCTAACCCTACACGTTTAAATAATGAAGCGCGTTTGAAATTTTCAACACTGTCATCAGTCGCTAAGAATCGTTTGTCATAAATAACAAGCGCCCTTGTTGACCTTAATTCTTCAACACGCTGCTTGGTTATTGACTGGTAGTTTATCTCACTATTTTCTACTACTGATGATGTTGACTCTTGCCATTGGCTGATAGCTGCAATTTTAATCTCTCTTGCTACTGGGTCGAACCACATATCAATCATGTAATCAGTTAATATACTTTCAAGTACTTCATCTGTTGATACTGACTCAAGCCACAAGGTATTGATTCTAGCGTTAGGTTGCCACAAATCAATTTCAGCAATCCATTCAGACTTTGGTATAAATGAAGCGCCAACACCTACATCAATTAATATTCTTTCAAGTAAATCATCAAGCCTTTCATCATCTGAAACCTCACAGACATAAATCTCATCACCGGCTTCGTGACTTTCTTTTACCGTGCGTGATATCGTGTTCGTGTAAACAATAGGTAACCCACGCGATGCTGTTTGTATCTGTGCTGAGCCTGTACCTATATTGCTTACTGCTGATATTTTAATTAATTCTTCACCAATTCTGACGGTATCCCCTACAAGGTAAGTAACCGTTGAATCAACATCAAAGGTAAGCTGTGAATCATCAGCGGAAGCTCTTAACTCACCATCCAAAGGCAAAGGCCACACACTATCACCAAGATTAACCCGTGATAATTCATCTTTACACTTTATCGACCATTCATTATTTTTCATCGAGTTCATTGATTCAATAATGTAGTGGCGAGTTTCCGCCCCATTTTCTAAATCAATTGATCCATCAATCTCTTTTCGATAGTTTTTAATTCTGATAGGTTTATTGGTTAATTCATTTCTGGCGGCTAACTTAGATAAAAATGAGCCTTGAGAAATGACAGTACTATCTACAGCGGGAGCGTCAGGGTTCGGATCTTTATTTTCCATATCCACAAATGATATTGAAGCCGTCCCCCTACCTGCTAACCCCTTACCAGTGTTAAGCCTTGCTGGTGTTTCACTGATAGATTTTACAAGCCTTAGCACTCCACTTTCTGGAATATCAAAAGGTGCGCCTATCTGTGTAAATTTATAAGTCTTTGTTGCGTTGCTTGGTTGGTCGCATGATAAAGGTGTACCGAACCCTGGCAGGCCGGATATAGTGCATTCACCCTCAACAACAGGTAAATCAATTTCAATAATTGTGAAGTGTGTCTGTACAAACAAACCTCTAGACTGTTCAAAAGTACTCATAGACCTGTAAACACCTTAAAGGTTATAGATAGATTATTTAACGATCTTGTTTGACCATGCGCTGTAGTCTTGATGCCAGTAGGCTCAAAACATAAATAAGCGCTATCGTTATTAGTGGATTGTGTTCCAGCACCATCGATAATCGGTGCTGGTGATTGCTCTCTAACAAAGAAATAATTAACATCAGAGAACGTCAAAAAGTCTTGCCACTCATTCTCAGAAAAGCCCTTAGTTACGTTAGGTACTTTTAACGTGCCTTTGGGTGCCATAGTGTTAACTAAATAAGATGTAGGTGCAGCAAGGCTATTTAGTGAGCTAATCGTTTTTCTGTTTCTATTTAAGAATTGCCTGTTATACCCCGCCTGCTCACCACCGTTAGGTATAGTTAGAGCATTTCCGGCAGCACAAAATCTAATACTAGGCGGCTTATCTGCGCTAGCGTTAATGAGTGATATTCGCAAATCAGAAAAAGACATACTAGGGAATGTAGCAACTATACACCCGTTAGCAGACACAAAGTTACGAGCTATCACTGTTGAGCCGTTAACAACGGCTAAGTTGCTAGTAAAGTTTTTTGCGCCCTCAATATTAACGCCTGCAACCGCTACATAATTGATCGCACCAGTAGCGCCAAAGCTAACACTTAATACAGAGTTGCTTGAGCTGGTGTATAGGGTCGAAAAGTCGGGGTCTGTTATATTCGCTGTGTCAAATACTGCATTGATACCATCTATCACGGTTGGTGTATTGCCTAGCAGTATGTTTGATGTTGTTACTATCATTATCGACCATTCCTATTTCTTTCATTCAAGCTATTAGCTAGTGAGTCAAGAAAATCATCACCGCTGTCGGTTGCAAACCTAACGGTAACCACTGAGGCTGATGCTTCATCCTGCTCTGACAACTCTAGCGTTGATATATCTTCTTGTGGTGGCGCTTGCGATGCTGGCGCTCCTGCTCCGCTAGATATAGTGCCGCCGCCCTTACTTGCACTTTGAATATTGCTAAGTTGAGTAATTCCGTTTGCAGCAATTACCGCGGACTGACCAAGCGCTACCCAAAAGTTATTTTCAGCAAATGCGCGTGATATACCTGCTGCTGTATCCATAACGACTAACGCAGACCTAACACCTTTGTTATCTTCCATGTACTGCTCAGAAAGCTTACTAGATGCGCTTATGAAGTCTTTGTATACACCTGTTCTTTGTTTCTTATCTAGCTTTTCCCAACTAGTTAGCTGCTTTCCGCCCTTAATGGTTATATCTAAAACCTTTTCTTGGTTTTGCTGCATACCATCAGCCATGCCATCAGCTATATTTTTGCCATAGTTAACACCTAACTCGTAGAAGTCTTCACCTACAAGCTCGTTAAGCATCATGGCAGAGTTGCCAGCAGCGTCAGCTAGTGCAGCATCAAATGTCTCTGTGCCATTAACAAAGTCATTTAGCGCAGCTTGTGCAACGGCAATTAGGCCACCCCAACCAGCAGCGATAACATTAAATGAATCAATAGTTTTTTCACCAAGGAAAGCGGTGATATTTAAAGCTTTGATTATTTCTTCTGAGTATTCAGCAACAAGCTGCCTTGATTCTTGACCAAATGAATCGGTAAATTTATCAAACTCCTTACCAACCTCTTTGATTTTTGCGATATCAGTCTTTGATAGTGTGACGTTTAAGTCAGCAAACTCACTGGTTAATGTTTTCATTGCATCGCCGCCATTCTTCAATAACGGGATTAAATCAGTAGTATCAGAAGCAACACCCTCAAGAGCGAAAGACATTTGATTGGCACTAACGCCAGCCTCCTCCATTTGAGTAACCATAGCTTGCAACACTTCGGTGCCCGACATAGTTGAGAATTGCTCAGCCATGCGCTCACCTTCTTGCGTGGTAAGCTTCATTACATCAATAAAATCTTGAAACCCACCGCCGCCAGTAGCTAAGAATTCACCTATTTTCTCGTTTGTGTCCTTGCCAATGTCGCCAAGTTTTTCAAGTGAGATGCCTACAGTGTTAGATGCAAAAGCTAACTCTTGAAGTCTTTCAACTGATTCACCTGAACGATTAGAGGCAATCTCTAGCTCTCTTGCGAAAGCGGCGGCATCTTTGACGGCGGCACCAACAGCGGCACCAACTGCAAGCGCGGCAGCAGCAGCAGCGGCGGCACCCTTAGTAAAGTTAGCAAAGGATTTATCGGTTTTTTTGACTGAGCCGTCAAGCTTATCAAGCTTTGCGTCAGTCTTTTCTAGTGCTGTATCAAGCTTTGCTGTCTTGGCATCAAGGACAACTATTAGCGGTTCGGTTGCGATATGTCACCCCTGTTAAGCCACTCTTGCGTAGCTCCGTTAAGTTTTCGTTCAAAGTTAAGCATGATAGATAAATCGTTAGTATCTTGCTTGAGGTCAGATAAGCACTCTATCTCTATCAAATCAAGCTGCCATGATTCACTCGGTGTTATGCCTAGCTCTTTTACGCAGTATTTAAAGTAACCCCAATAATCAACACTAAATTTTTGTAATTTTGTGCTACAGCCTAGATAGTTACTTTTTTTTTATCAAGGTTGGCGTAATAGTCACTAACATCAGTAGCGATGAGAGCAACAACTAAAGGCCACGGCTCGCACTGATCACCATCCTCAATAGTAGGCATCCAACCAACACGAAACATAGCATCTTCAATCTCAATAAGAGGTATGCTTTTATCTTCCTGCTTGACTAGGCAATGAAGCATTTTTGCGATCACATCAAAGCTTTCTAGACCAAATAAGATATTTAAGCGTTTGGCTGCATCAAGCGTAGAGCCATCACGACAAGCCTCAAGATAGCGCAATAGTGTGTAGTTTAAATCTTTCCCTGTTTGCTCATAGAAAGATTTACACGCCGCTAAATTGAGCTTGTATTCATATTGCTTATAGCAAAGGTCAAATTGCATTAGGTAACTGCTGGTACGTGAACTACTGCACCGCTTGAGTTAAATGATAATGAAGTTGTAACCTTTACACCTTGCCCAATGTTATCAGTTAATCCGGTAGGGAAGAACGTGCCTGAAAATGATTCGTCAGTAGTAGCATCTGAAACAAATGTAAGTGTGTAAGTATCACTAATAGCATCAAACACATCACCACGAACCTTGCGGAATTGAACATCGTTGTTATAGGTAAACTCACCAGAAAATACGTGTTGCTTAGTTGCGTTTTCACCTTCCATATAAGTAACGAAATCACCGTTAGATTGATTTGATGTCTCAATTAAAGTGCCGCCATAGGTGTGAGTTAAAGAACCCTGACCTACAATTTCACCTGTTCCATTTTGTACGATACACGGGGTGCCGTTAATCTCACCTGAACTAGCCATAATAATTTCCTATCTGTTGCTGAACGTTAAATAATTTATTGATATGTCACGCTGATACCATGACTCGCTTTCTGAGCCAGTGTTAACAGTGCTACTTAATACTTGAACCGTCTGTGTAGTATACACCATTTGGGTATTATACTTAAATGCTGTGATTAGCTGGTCAATAGCTGACAACTGATCGTTATCAAAGTTATCACCGTTGATTGGCACAAATACACTAACCTGGAAGATGCCGCGTTGCTCATCACCACTTGCGGCACTTTG